ACCAAGAAAACCTATACAGTCATGCCAAGTTACCGTGATTCTGGACTGACCTCTGCACTGCTTCAGGCGATTGGTGACCGTTGTGATGTGAATACCGTAGGCTTCTTTATCATGCCGAACAAGGCTAAAGAAATTAAGTCACAGGCGGCACGATTTGGAATTTATGATTCTGAGATTGTGCGTGATATTCGCTCCAACAAGTTCTTAGAAGTAAAGTCTGCTGGCTATGATAGTTACTTCCTAATCCCAGGTGGTAGTGCTTTAGAAACCGCACCTGAAGGTCTTGATGTTGATGCTGGTGCCAGCAAGTCTAAGTTGAAAACGGCATTCATGAAGGCTTCAAATGCCAAGACTGCAAACCGTGTTTTGTTGAACCGAGTGATGGAGATTGTATCCTAAGTGACTAAAAATATTGACCTAGAATTGCAAAACGCATATGTTCAATACCTTGCCTGTCTTAGGAAAAAGTCTGTCATGGGTATGGAACATTGGTTGAGTGTACTAGACCTGCTTTCTGATGAGAAAAACCAAAATAATTTGATGAAAAATGGAAATACTAATAAAATCAACAACTTACAAACCAAGGAAAACCAAAATAAACCTTGACAATCCCTTGGTGCTTTGATATACTATATAAGTGATGTGGGGATATTGACTCCCTTTTGATAACTGTGAAAGAGACTATATTATGAAAAATCTTACCTCAACCCAAGCCCGCTTTGTTGAAGTCGCTATTGAAAAGTTCGGTGCTGTTGTCACCAAAGAACAAATTGTCGACCTTGCTGAACAGATGGGGTTAAAGCGTCCTCGTTTCATCTATGCCGATAGCAGTCTGCGAGTTGGTCGTGGGCAGTATCGTCTATCCCTCGACACTAACAATGTTGTCGCTCAAGTTGCCGCACCAGTTGTTGCACCTACTTTGTCTGCCGCACCAGTTGCTGAAATGCGTCCATTGACAATGACCCAGACTGTTACTGAGAACTTTGTTCCTGCAAAAGATAGTCTGTACGTTCCTTTCGGGTTCTTCAATGACCTGAAAAACATCCTCGTTTCTCGCATGTTCTATCCTGTCATGGTTACTGGTCTGTCTGGTAACGGTAAGACCTTCATGGTCGAACAGGCATGTGCGGCATCTGGTCGTGAAATGATTAAGGTGTCAATCTCAATTGAGACTGATGAGGATGATTTGATTGGTGGCAATACACTAGTCAACGGTAACGTGGTTTATCGTGAAGGTCCTGTTCTGAATGCTATGCGCCGCGGTGCTGTTCTAGTTCTGGACGAGATTGACCGTGGTTCGAACAAGTTGCTTGCTATTCAGGCAATCATGGAAGGCAAGAACTACATCAACAAAAAGACTGGTGAAGTTGTGCGTCCTGCTGAAGGCTTCAATGTTGTTGCCACTGCCAACACTAAAGGTAAGGGTTCAGATGACGGTCGCTTTATCGCCGCCCAGATTCTGGACGAGGCGTTCCTTGAGCGTTTCCCAATTACTGTTGAGCAAGAGTATGCATCCAATGCTGTTGAGAAGAAAATCCTCGACAAGGTGTTCAAGTCTTTGAACCTTGAGGATGACGGCTTCATCGGCAAGTTGGTTGACTGGGCTGATATCATTCGTAAGACTTTCTACGAAGGTGGTGTGGATGAAATCATTGCGACTCGCCGCTTGGTTCACATTGCAAAAGCGTACTCAATCTTCGGTGATAAAATGAAGGCGATTGAATTGTGTGTGAACCGCTTTGATGCTGAAACCAAAGAGTCATTCTTAGACCTCTACACCAAACTTGATGCTGGTGTGATTGGTGCTGGCGATGATGCAGAAGTTGCTTCTGCTCCCAAAGATGACTACACCCCATTCTAAAAATAAAATAACGGGAGTCAGGTTTTGCTTGACATCCCGTTCTTTTTGATGTATAATACTATTAAATTATGAAGGAGAACCGATGAGTAAACCGTGGAATAAGTCTGAGAGTGGTGCAATGCGTGAAGCGATTGGCGTACCATACTTCAGGCAGTTACCTCTTGAGGCACTTGCCGCTGGTGCCGCCGCCCTTGAATATGGTGCAAAGAAATACGAAAATCGTAACTGGGAAAAGGGTCTACCCTACCAGCAAATGATTGATAGTCTCAAGCGCCATATTGAAGACTTTGAGCGTGGACGTGATTATGATAGTGATGAGGGTGGCAGTGGTCTTCCTCATGTTGCCTTGATTATGTCTTCTGCCATGATGTTGTGTGCTTCAGTGATTCGAGGAATCGGCACTGATGACAGACTACCTGCTGTTGGGGATGATGCACTGACAGCAAAAGAATGTGCCAAATGGGTACAACAAACTTTGATTAACGCCGACAAAATTATGAACGGAGAACAATAATGAAGATTAGTAGCGAAACCTTGACGGTTCTAAAAAACTTTTCTACAATCAATACTGGTATTGCAGTTGACCCAGGATTGCCTTTGCGTACTGTATCCAGCCAGAAGAATATTCTTGCTGAAGCGAAACTTGTAGAAGAGTTTGACACTGCATTTGCAATTTATGACTTGAACCAATTCTTGGCTACAGTCTCTCTATTTGAGAACCCAGATTTTGATTTCGGTGATAAGTCTGTTACCATTTCTAGTGGTAAGAACAAATCAAAATACTTCTACACTGATAAGTCTATGATTATCACTCCACCTGATAAAGACCTATCACCACTGCTTGCTGATGCTGAAATCAAATTCACTGTCACTCAAGGTCAGGTTGCTGAGGTTCTCCGTGCGGCATCTATTCTTGCGGCACCAGAAGTTGCTGTGGTTGGTTCGATTGGTGAATCAATTACTTTGACTGCATTCGATAGTAAGAACCAAACTTCAAACACATTTGACGTTGACGTTGATACTGAGTCCACTGCAAACTACAAGATGATTTTCCGTACAGAAAACTTGAAGATGGTTGCAGGTGACTACGATGTAGAGATTACATCTAAGGGTATTAGTCGTTGGTCTGGTAAGAAAGCAACTTACTACATTACCACCGAACAGGCTTCGAACTATAAATCTTAATTCTAAATTTTAGGTGATGAATATGCGTGAAGAATTTTTATGGGTTGAGAAGTATCGCCCGAAGACAATCAAAGACACTATTCTGCCCGCAGGCATGAAAAAGACTTTTCAGGAGTTTGTAGACAATGGTGAAATTCCTAATCTGCTCCTGAGTGGCACACAAGGTACAGGCAAGACTACTGTTGCCCGTGCTTTGTGTGAAGAAATCGGTGCGGATTATATCGTTATCAACGGTTCTATGAACGGTGGTATTGATACACTCCGTAACGATATCAAAAACTTTGCGTCTACCGTATCGCTCGGTGGGGGGCGTAAAGTCGTAATTCTGGATGAGGCTGATTATCTAAATCCACAATCAACTCAACCAGCATTGCGTGGGTTTATTGAAGAATTCAGTAAGAACTGTTCTTTCATTCTTACATGCAACTTCAAGAACCGTATCATTGCACCTCTACATTCACGGTGTTCTGTTATCGACTTTAAGATTGACAACTCTGAAAAGCCTAAACTTGCAGGTCAATTCTTTAAGCGTGTAATGGAAATCTTGAAGACAGAAGAGGTTACTACCAATGAGAAAGTTGTTGTAGAACTTGTCACCCGACACTTTCCCGACAACCGCCGTATTCTGAATGAACTTCAGCGATATGGTGCGAGTGGTACAATTGACGAAGGTATTCTGACGGTAACAACAGATGCAAACGTCAAGACCCTTATGACTGAACTGAAGGCAAAGAACTTCAAAGAGGTTCGTAAATGGGTTGCACTGAACATTGATAATGACCCAGTGCAATTGTATCGTTCACTGTACGATAGCGCATCAACATACATTGCGCCTCGTTCAATCCCCCAATTGGTCGTAACGATTGCAGATTACCAATACAAATCTGCTTTCGTTGCTGACCAAGAAATTAATCTAGTTGCGTGTCTGACAGAACTGATGGTGGAATGTGAGTATTTGTAAGGAGCATATATAATGAGTAGTCCATTCGATTATGTAAACTCAATCAATTTCTCAAAAGAGAATATGATGAGGGATACAGAGAATGACGAAATGGCAGAAAAAGGTTATGATGCCTTTCTTGCCAATCGTTCATTATCTTACTTTGAAGACACTATAGGTATGGCGAATGAAATGAACTCTCGCTCATTTCTGGATAAGAAACTACAATATGAGTTTCTACTAAATACAATACGAAAGCGCAAACGCTTTTCGAAATGGATTAAACCAGAGAAGAACGACCAAGTACAAATCATTCAACAGTTCTACGGTTACAGTCGCAGAAAAGCAGAAGAGACGCTTGCGATATTGACCAATGACCAGATTAATGAAATAACAAATAAACTTGAAAAAGGTGGATTGAAAAAATGAACATCACAGTAGAAGACCTTGTGGAGGTTACCCTAGAAAAAGAAGATGACTTCTTGAAGGTGCGTGAAACCCTAACTCGTATTGGAGTTGCTTCCCGTAAAGACAAAAAACTATATCAGTCTTGTCACATTCTTCATAAGAAGGGCAAGTACTATATCGTGCATTTTAAAGAGTTGTTTGGTTTAGATGGCAAGCCATCAAACTTTGCAGAAGGAGATATTGCACGGCGTAATACTATTATCAATTTGCTAGTTGAGTGGAATCTCATCAAAGTAGTTAGCAAAGAGAAGATTGAAGACCCTGTTGCCCCTTTGTCCCAGATTAAAATTCTGAACTACAAAGACCGCGGTGATTGGGAGTTGATTGCAAAATATAACATCGGTAAGAAAAAGGTATAACACTTCTATGCAAATGACAATTGAACGCCCGCTTGGGTACTACA